CCTAGCAAAAACCCCCCCGGGAAGTTGCGGATGTTAAACACCCCCCGCATGATTCTGTAGTAGAGGTAAAACATCCGTACTCGTTATCTATGGATAGCAATATGACAAGTATAGTAGCTGAGGAAATCAGCAACGATGTGCACGGTTACACGTATGCACTCACCTTTTATGATGACAACAACAACGTTGTCAAGGATGAAGTAGTGATGGGTACGGAGATGCCCTATATCGAGAACGATTGTAAAGCCATGGGCTGGACACTCACGTATCGTCACGGTAGTTAAGATGTATGGTAAGGTAGGCCCCTAACAGGGTCTACTATTACTACTGTATAGAGGTAAAACATCCAACCTCGTATATAGCATTTAATTGCAAGCACACTCGTCTACAAGCTACTGCGAGATGCTCAGAACATACGATGCTTGCCTCAGGATACCACAGAGTACTTACGCTAAAGGGTGTAAGGAATGATGTGGAATGAGGATGTAACTGTTAGTTGCTATTGTAAGGGCGAGAGTATGGTGTAGGCTTCCTACCTATGTATTCTCCCCTTTCTCCCCTTCTTTCTCTTACCATACATTGTAGTGCTATGTAATTAGTGTGCACTACTCTCTCAAAAACACAACACAAATGTCTCTCCCTACTTCTCGCAAAACTGCAAACGCTGTCGTATCTCACGTTCACTTTGCATCCAAGACCACACAATTCAACGTATCCTTCGACAAAGATGCAGGAAAGTATGTGCTGCTCTGCATGAACAACGACTACAAGTCCACATGTGAGTTCCACTTAGACGAGCAAACACGCAACCTCGTTGTTGCTGACCTGTCGAAACTCGGCTATGTACGTTACTACGAAACTGTCTAATGAATCAGGGGTGCACACTGCGTGCGCCCCTTTATTCTCAAGTAGAGTTGAAAACCATTCTCATTAATGGCAATAAAAACATATTCTCATGTCATTCAACGACCTTATTACCGAGCACATGCTTGATTCTTCCGCTCACATTGAAGATGTAGTTGTAACACACTCTTTGGACGGAACAACTGCCACGGTAACCCTTTGTGGTTTCTATGGACAAGAACTTGCTACCGAGGAGATTTCAGATGCAGAACTCACTGCTCTCAAGTCTGACCTTCACGACTGCAACTTCATCTCTGAATAATCATCCGGGGTCATGGCATATGCTGTGGCCCCAAAACCATATCTCTTATGGATACTCTCTCTTTCTTCTACTCTTGCAAGCCCAACAACATCTATGTTCGTATGGAAGCGCGCACCCTGTCCGACAATACTGTCACCATCTTCTCCAAAGCCGATGGCACAGTTCTGCTCGACAAGGTTGTCCAATATAACGTGTTCTATCGCGTTCTCGCCGGCTGCAACCGCATGAACATTGCACAAATGCTGTGCATCAACATACCTCACGCCATATAATCTCATCGACCCTGCACTACAACAGTGCGGGGTCACAACCCTTTCTCCCATGTCTATCTTATCTAAACAACTTTCACGCCTACGCAACCTCAGCTATGTCTTAGACGAAGGCATAACACTTAGCGATGGCTCTGTCATGACTGCACACAAATGTGTCATTGAACGTGAGTCCATCAACGACTATGTCATGCTGTTTGACTTCACGGGTGAGCTGTTCTATCAAGAAAAGTTCACTCCTCTGCTCCAAAGCACCATCATTGAACTGTGTGGTGCAGTCGGTGTCAACGTCACATCAATGGACTTGACCAAATGATTATATGCCCTGCCGTTAACGCGGTGGGGCTATATTCTGAAGTAGAGGTAAGCGCCAAGCTCGTTCGTTGCAATAAAAAACAAGATTCTCATGCAAACAATCAAGTCATTCATCGCAAGCACAGGTGCAGATAACAACACCATTGACGGTGTAATCCAGAACCCTGCAATCCTAGAGTCTCTGCTCAGCAAGCTGCGCGCAAACAAAGTAGACCAGATGGAAGTACCACTGCTCGAGTCTGCCTACACAAACACAGGCCACTTCGTCGTGTACCACAACTTCCTCGGCCTCATCGCGCAAGTTCCCTGCACACAGCAGTACGCTTGCATCTACACCGCAAAGCTCCGCAAACTCAACATCCTCGCTGCACAACCGCAGCGGGGATAAACCCCTTTCTCATGCAAGACTTCACTCCTTACCAACTCAACGTCATCGCGGGCACAGCACTCACAGTGCTCATGCTCGTGCCATCTCTCATCGCTTACCTGCGCTCATTGCGCGGGTAAGTTCAATCCCTTTCTATCATGAACGAACAAGAATCTCTACTTCTTGACGTCGGCAATATGCTCGGCGTCCTTGTTATCATCGGTTGCATGTTTGTACTCGCTGCTGCGGGTGCAATGCTGTGGCATGGTATCCAAGACATCATCAACAAACGTTAACCCTTAGGCCTCTGCACATAAGTGCAGGGGCTATATTCTCCATTCTCAAATTTCTTTTCGGACAAGTCCGTTATTCCCTTCAAACAATGAAACATTTTATTCTCTTCTGCGCGTTTTGGGCGGCGCTTCTTACCTCATGCTCAAGCCAAGTACCGTTCTACACAGCCGACTTCGAATGCGAGCATTCACACGTCAATGTGCTATTGGCTCCAGAGCAATGCCTCGCGTCTATTTACAACTACGAGAACGACGTAGTAGACTCATACACCATAGTATTCTTGGAAGACAGGTGTTTCCAGCTGATTGACAGCAAAGGCAACACCATTTACTTCCAACACCTGCATGATGACACATACAGGCAACATAACGAGCTTCTCGGCAAATACTTCTCTGCCATCGGCACATTCGAGCCGTTGCAATAACAACGTAAGGGCACATCCGTGATGGGTGTGCTCATACGCTCAATTAGAGGTGAGATTCCACTTTCGCTTATTGACAACTTTTTCTCATTAACCCAATACATTTATCATGGCTACTCCAGCTACAATTACCCAAATCAGCCGCGTCAAGCAATCTGCTAAGAACGGCAAGTTTTACATTTTCGGCGTTGCTACTATTCCCGGTCAAGAGACTGTGCTTGGTAACTCTACCGAAGACACTGTTCTTGTTAACATCGAAATGAGCAGCCTCGCTGACTCTGTCAAAGAGATGATGACGCAAGACGAAGATGACCCCAGCTTGTACCTCGGCAATGAGGCTACAAAAAAGCTCGACATCAAGGTCAACTTCCGCGAAATGCGCGATGACGAGTCCGACGATGGCACGCTGCGCTATTGGTGCAAACTTGCGTGATTCACGCGCCACAGCCCAAGGCTCCCTAACGGGGGTCTTGGTGCTCTGTGGTAGAGATGAGACTCCAATCTCATTTATAGCAGAGTCCATGCTGCAACCAATGTCATGGATGGTAACGCCGCAACCAATAAAGGCCGCTATACCCCGCTAAGCGAAAGGGGACTTTTTATTGCAAGGTTCAGTCATTTCCCTTAAATGGCTCATGTTCGTGGTTAATTCGCACGTTTCTACTCCAACCGCCACGGCGGAGTTAGTCAGTCCTACTATGGGCTGCACTCATTCGTAAGTTCAGTGTCGGGACATTCCCTCATCCCTTGGCTCAGCCTTTGGAGCACTGACTTACTCGCATACTTGCTGCGGCAAGAGGGCACGTGGTTGGGAACTCTGTCCGCAGACAGTTTAGTACCACCACACCCACCTTTACCCTTAGTCTAGCATGGGAGACTCGGTGTCTGCAACCGAAAGGGCAGACTCTCAGTGGTTCGACGAGATACCAGACGAACAAGTCGTAGCTGCTGAGCTGCGCAGAAATTGCTGTGTATCAGCAGGAGTATGGACTCTCCGAAAATATGTCCGGCAACTGTGGTATTGGTCGTGATTCCACAGACCTAGTAAACACGACGGCAAACTTGCTGAAAAACTGCAAGAGTCAGTCACTCCTTATGCTGCCGGTGAGGTAGGGGTGCAGACATAGAAAGGTCGTACATATAGTCCTGTACAGGGCAACGACGTATTCCTAAGCACGAAGACAAACTGCTTTCTTTTTTCTCTTTATTCTCTCATACAAACACACATTACCATGTATCTCAACATTCCCGGCAACAAGCCAACCAACGTGCAAACAGTCACACCTACTGTCCGTCCTCGCATCTTCTCTGTGTCTAACGGCGTTGTCACCATAAATCCCAAGAACTAATGGGTATGCGTGACACCATCGACAACATGACAGCTGCAGAAGCTATCATCAGCAAGACTATCGGGTATATCTACAGAGATGTGCCCGAGCAGAAAGGCTACCATGCTCGTTCAGCTTTGTTTCAAATCAACATCTTGGTTGAAGGCATGCTGTTCCGGCCCAGTACCGAGCCGTATCACCATCGTGTGCTCACGGTAGCTAACATGTGCAGGCAAAGAGTAGAGGAAAAGCCGTACATGGACTTCTATGAGAAGAAAGTGTATGTCAACGCTGCACAAATTGCAGAAGACTTCTACGAAGCTATCATGTATCACAGCAACATGGAAGCTCCCCTTCCTTTCTAACACTAGGTACCCTCGCTTCGGCGGGGGTACTCTCTTTCCTTGCCATCCGGACAATAATTCGTATATTACTTCAAACAACTCACAATGAAAAAGTTCTTCTCAATACTCGCAGTCATCTGCGTGCTTACCTCCTGTACTCAAATTGACCCAATGGGGCCAATGTACTCCTCCATCAACGACTTCGGTATCACCTACGGTGCTGCTTATGATTTTCAAATTGAAAACGAAACAGACGTGCTTGGAGAAGGCTACTGTGTCTTTGTAAATGACTCGCTTCTCGAAGTGTTTCCAAACAACGACAATGACATCAGCTATCAGTATGCTTTTGTAGACCAATCGCTCAAGGTGTTCTACAACACAGAAGCTGCAGAGACGCTTGACTACAACGAAACCGAGTCAGTACTCTCAGGCCTTGTCACCTACGACACTTGGCTCATCATCTTTATTAACTAACCCGTTACCCCTGCAGCCTTCGCGGTTGTGGGGGTTACACTTTAACCTCTCCTCCAACGTGCCTACTGCACGTGCTTTTGCTTGTAGTAGAGGTGAGTATCCAACTTTATTAGAAGATAGGTGTTAACTATATGCTAGCACGTAACCCATTAACTCTCAATACCCTACACCACATGTATTTCTTAATTTTCGGCTACGTGCTAACAGTGGCTTTTGCTTGCTACTTCGTTTCTATCTACAAAACCGAGTCAACCCGCTTAAGTTACAGACTTAGTAACCACAAAACGTGGCTTGACGAGGCTAACTGCGTAATCATCAACTTAGAGGAAGAGCTCAAAGTCGCGTACAAAACCATTGACCGCTTGCAAGACAAGATTGACGGGGAGGTAGTCCCTGATAATGTCAATGACAAGGTGGCAAGCGCCGGCATGTACTACGACGGTGAAGGTGACTTCACGTTAGATAAAATGAGTTGGTCTACCCAAGAGGTAGTAACCTACTCGGAAAGCGACGAAAGCGATGTCTGATATGGATGACCTCTTCAAGGAGTTCTTTGAAGACGGGGGGCAAGTTCCCCCTGCAACTCCTGAACAAATTAGGATGGAGGCCATGACTATCACGGAGCTCCACATACAAGCTTTTAACGATGCTATCGATGACCTTAGTGGCGATGGATGGCACGAAATGCTTGGTAGTTGGTACGACGAACTCAGCCACTTCTTGCCTACTCTCGAGGAATTCGAAGAGTACGAGCAGTGCGCTAAGGTCTTCAAAACCATGAATGAGCTACGCGAGGTGTCCGCCAATATTGGACTCAACAAAAACCTAGCTGACCTACCGATTAATATTGTCCACGAAGGCAAAAACCAAAGCGATGAACCAGACTTCTAACCACAACAACGACGGGCTGTTCCATACAGTCCTCGATGCCGTGCGTAGAATAATCACCAGCATCGACTACGGAATTCAATTCAACGAAGGTTCTATCACTATAGAAGAACCTGAAGGACATGCCTTTCCCCTGCAACGTACCCAATGGAAGCAGGAGCTGCAAGTAGCGCTCAAGTTCTTTGAACAAGAAGAGCTCTACGAGGATTGCGCGCGCTGTGTAGAACTTATCGCTAAGTTAGACGCAGAGCCAACTATTGAGCAAATAATTAGACAACTCTCTGACCATGTCAAGATACAAGACACGGATTGACAACGTTAAAGCTCGTATTCAAGGACTCACTCCTTACGAGCGTAATCTCTACATCCAGCTCAAAGCTGCGATGCCAGCAGACCAGCAACAAGACCTGCGGGACGCTTTTCTTATCTTCCAAGATAGGGACATGATGCAAGTACTTACGCTCAAGTATCTACCCTCATTCTAGGACAACTCAACCCCCGGCAGCATGAACCGACTGTCGGGGGTTTTCACTCTTAGGTTCACACAACCCCCTAAATCTCAACGAACATGACGTTCAACGAAGTTACCAACGTCCGTGAAGGACAAGACAAGTCAGGCCGCAACTTTAAGACGGTCACCCTCAACTGCACTACTTTCGCCCAGATGACACACCCTGTCACCGGAGCTACTGTAAATGCTCTTGGAGACAGCACTACGCAAACCCTCAATGCTTGGGAATCAGGCGTGGACAGCCCGTACAACCACTTGTACAGCGCCCCCGTTGGCACTGCTATCGTGGGTACAGTTGTTTCTCGCAGCGTAGAGCCCTATGTTATCGAGGATAGCATTGCAGGCAATGTAGTTCAGCGTACGGTTGACACGTACAGCTGTTTCGTGCCTGCATCCGAAGATGCTCCCAACTTTGAGTCTACTGTAAAGCAGGCTTTCCGTTGGAACGGTCACCCTGTGGCCAGCCAAGAGGAAGAATCTTCCAGCTCGGAGGAAACTTCTTTGGCTGACATTGCAGGATTCTAACCTGCCTGCCATCCAGCAGTATGCACCCTCGTTCATGACCTAACGCGATTGAGCGGGGGTGTTTTTTTACGGGTACCGTGCTCCACCTGATTAACGGGCACACGCTAAATTATTAGCACTAATGGCACCTCAAATGAAGAAGTTCCACGCGCTCTCTGAGCTACCTAGTATTCCTCGTAACACCACTGCAATCCTTGGCGCTGAGCCAGAAGGAAAGTTTGGTGTACAGTTCATGCCTACTACTCCTGTCTATGACAGCGAAGGTGCATGGCAAATGACTTGTGTTGTGACAGGGCGAAGGTTCTCCCCAATCCAAGTACCCGAGCACTTCCTTGAAGTATCCGTTTGCAGCGGAAAAGCATACAAGGAGTTTATGGCTAAAAAGAAGCCTAAAATTAAGACCAGTAAGTCTAAAGGTAAATCCAAGTAACTCGCAAGAGTCCGGCTTGGTGGCACAGCTTGCACCGCAACGCAAGATGTCGTGACTTCGTCCTGCAGGACTTAGTTGCGCTCCATCCCCTGATGAGAGGGGGGTAGCACGCACCCCAGCGTGTCGGCTAATAACACGGCCTCGAGCTAGGTAACGAATTCAGAGGTGTTATCGGTCTTTCTTGTTTGCTTGTTACGAAATAAGACGCCGCCTTGCGTTAAAAGGAAGTCCCCCAGTTGCATCGTCGATATGTCGTATCGTGGGGGGCGTCGATATTCACTCATTCTCGCGAAGAGTCCTCACTCAGTAGGTTAACTGTGCCCTGTATACCCGACACAAAAAGTCCTTGGGTAGTGGCTGCTTCGGCAGCTGCGCTAGTCTTCGGCGAAGGAAATTGTTCCTCGTCTAATTTTAATAACTCGTTATGAAGCAGTTAATTAAACTCGCTGCTTTGGCAGCAATAATGTGCGCCTGCATGCTTACTTGTAATGCGCAGTGCGGATGGGCTAAGCCCAAAGTTAAAGCTGTCAAGGTTAAAACTGTACGTGCTAGTCGCGTACCTTCTCAAGCTATAGTGCCTTGGCATGGCAACAAACCAAGTAGAAAGTCTCGTCGGCATGCGCGCAGATTGCGCAGCCGACAATAGTACCTGTTGTGGTAGAGACACGGGTGTGAGAGAAAGACACGAAAGGGGGCGGACTATGTCCGTCCCTAAGTAGTGCCTACCCCCTCCTCCAATAAGCCCACTACCATTCAAACCACCAAACCACCAATTTTATGTCTAGATTTGACTACAAAAACGCGACTGTTATCAAACGCGTTGACACTGTACAAGTACAGACCGCAGATTTTCCCGATATCCTGACCAGCAACAACCTTAATAGGGTTCAAAAAGTTACGGCCATCCGGAATGTTGTTCGCGATAAATACACCGGATACCGTGATGTATCCATTCGTTTTGTAGATGGGGTCATTAATGACCTTATTGATGCCGCCAAGTTGGAAGGTAGGCCTCTCCCAGAAACTCTCCTCTTCGAAGTTGAGCTTCACATGCCCCTCGTTGAAGCTTCAGACGTTCCTGTCAAGTTTAAGTACGAGCACCGGGACTACAAGCAAGAAGGACGTGACTCCATTCCACCTACTTGGAGAAACAACGACCATATTTATTGGGAATAATAACTAAACCATGATTCACCTCATACTAACCATTACCGCCATTATTTTCTTTAGTTTTCGTGCACACACCCAAGAAGTACGAGCCAACCAGCTTGAAGTTGAATTAGAAAACTGCAAGCAGAATGAAATTCATTTGGTTTGCGAGTTATCTAAGGCCAAACAAGAGCTAAGAGTCATCCAAGCTAACAGAAATAGTGACACACCCTGTTGATATAATCATACTGACTGTAGCATTATTTGCTTTCATCGGTGTATTACTTTACAACTGGAACCGCTGAGCGTGAGCAATGGCCTTACGCTGTTGTACTTAAACAGTTGAAACATGAGTACACGTAAACTAGTTACAAAACTAGTCAAGGACAATCCCGAAGCTTCAAACGCTGAGATTGCCCGACTTGCTATTGCTGCAGGTACTACTAGAACAGAACGTACAATTCGAAAGATGGCTGCTTCTGTTAAAGCAGGTACTAGTAGCCTTAAAAAAGTAGTAGATAACAGCAAATCTTCTGTTACTGCTGACAATTTAACATCTGTTCAAGCTAACGCAGACGGCTCGAAAGAGTTTTCATATAAGGGTAGTCAGTCTATCACAAGCCTCGACGAAGCTATTGAGTTCTTTGAAGTTGACACCACTAAGTGGCAAGTCAGCTCGTGGACTTGTAATTCGTGGGATGCCGGTGATAAGACAAACTATCAAGTCAAGGTTAAGCTAGACCCTATCGGGCCTGCTAATATTGACTTAACTGATGTTCAAGAAGCTTACGTTGCCTCTGTCCGTAAGGTCAAGGCTCGTAAAGCAAAGGGAGCCGGTACCGGTGTGGCAGTTATTTCAGACTTCCACATTGGCGCTAAGGTAACCGATATGCTTCAGACAGACGACTTCAGCTACGATGTAGTTGTTGACCGTTTGAACCAAGCTGCATTGCAAATCAACCGATTGAATTACAAGAAAGTTGAGGTAGCGATGCTTGGCGATTTTATTGAGACCTTCACCGGACTTAACCATATGAATAGTTGGCAACAACTCGAATACGGTGGGTATGGTGCCAATGTCACAATTATTGCCTACAACATCCTCCGGGACTTCCTCGAACAGATTAACAATTTGAAGGGGGTGTCAGTCGTGTCTGGTAACCATGATAGAACTACTATCAAAGCAGACATTGACAGCCAAGGGGGTGTTGCACAGATACTTGCATTCATGCTAGAGCAATCCGGCTTTGATGTCAAGTTCAGCCATGCTCTCGTTAGCGAGAACATAGATGGAATTCGGTACATCTTTACCCACAACCACCTCGGTTTGTCTAAGAACGATATGGTTCAGACATTCTGGGAGTACGGTGAGCAAGGTGTTTATAACGTCCTTTTGGGCGGCCACTTCCACAGCCGACGAGGTAAGACTCAGTACAAAAAGATTGACAACATTCACTGGGACCAAGCGAACTATCGCTCTATCTCAGTGGCGCCAATCTTCACAGGTAACTGGTACTCCGAGTCTAATGGCTGGTCTAGTACCTCCGGCATTACTATTCTTGAGAATAATGGTGACGGAAGGCCCAACGTGTTTGACTTCACGTTAAGATAAAAAGTCATTTGGTTCTAAAGGGTAGGGCGGCGAGACAAGACGTCGCCCTACAACCTTTACCACAAACCACCAACTAACGTAATGAACGAAGATACACCAGCGTACACCCTGCTTATTGTTGCGTTGATTATGATGCTCTTCTTATTGATGGGCTCATACAATGTATCAGCACAAGGGGATACAGTTTTACTTAGGCCTAGTTTTGCTGAACGTAAGACGCAAATCAACCAAGGATTTCAATTCAAATCAGAGCAACCTACACTAGCGTTGCTCTTTTTGTCTGGCATGTCTAACGGGCTAGAAGATGTACTCCAATTTCATTACGCAGAGTTTAGACAGGTGCACCCTAATGCCAACGAGCAGTGGTGGAACCCTGAACTTTCATGGCGTAACAAATACAAGAACGGAGACCCTGCACAAGGACGACGGTACCCCGGTTCTACGTCAGTACTTGTAGCCACAACAGACGCTTGGCATCTATCTAAAATGACACGACTTGTGTTTATGGCAACTGCGTTGGCTATCTCCCCTAGGAGCATAGTAGACCCATACAAGCCAAACTTCACGCGTGGTAAGTTTACCAAAACTTTACTGTTTAGGACATTAGCTTACTTAGTAAGCTACCAAGCAGGTGCATTTTTAGTATACGACGTCATGTACTCTAACAAGAGATAATGAGCATAACTCACAACGCAGACTTCTTGTGGCATGAAGCCTTTGAAGCTGCAAGTGAGGTATGTAAAACTACTCAGCTGGCAGAAGATGCTGCTTGCTTTGCATTTAACTACGTAATAACCAACCAAGACAAGTGGGACGGGCGTCCTATGCGTAACTGGATTGGAATTATTGCTCGTAACAAAGCACTGTCCTTAAAGCGAGAGCTTAAGAGATTCAGTGACATTGACATACACGAGCATCACCTCACCGACGAAACCGAAGACTGTTCTGACCACACAGTCCTACATCGTGCACTGGCACAACTACGACCCAAGGATTTAGAGGTAATAATCCAGCATTACTTTGAAGGAATTGAACTTCAAGTAATCGCTGAACGTCTAAATCAACCTGTGTCTACTGTTAAAGTAAGAGCCATGCGTGCACGACACCGACTAAAAGATTTATTATGAATTCTAAGGCGCAAATTAGCCGAGTAAAACGTAAGTCTATGGACATTCGCTACAGTGGGCGTTCTACTGACTACATTAGCCCATCTTTTGGGTACGGCTGCCTATTTAATTGTAGCTACTGCTACATGAAAAGGCATAGCGCCAAGGGACTTACTATTGCCGGCAACACAGAAGAAATTCTGCAAGCTATTGATAGACATGTACTTTTCTATGCCAATGTAGAGAAGCCCAACCAAACTCATGCGCACTTTGTGTCGTATGATATTTCTTGCAATGAGGATTTTGCTTTGCACTCCAAGTTCCATGACTGGACTCGTATCTTCGAGTTCTTTCGTGACCACGAGTTTGCAATGGGAAGCTTAGCTACCAAAATGGTACCGCTTAACTTCCTCAACTTTAACCCTGAGGGCAAGATACGCATTCGTTTTTCATTAATGCCTCAGCGCATATCCTCCATCGTAGAACCAAACACTGCTAGTATTGCAGAACGCATTGCTGCTATCGACGGATTTATAGATGCAGGGTATGACATCCATGTAAATTTTAGTCCAATCATATTATACAATGGTTGGGAGGATGACTACACAGAGCTGTTTAATCAGCTCAACTACGGCATTTCTGATGATGCCAAAAAACTCGTGCACGCCGAGTGTATCATGTTGACACACGAAGAAGCTAAGCACAAGTACAACTTGGAAAACAATTTACCGGGCGAGCATTTGCTTTGGAATACAGAACTCCAAGAACCCAAGCAGTCTCAGTATGGAGGGCATAACGTTCGTTACAAGAGACAGCTTAAAAGGGAAGCCATTAATAAGTTCGTGCATCTGCATGACAAGGCAATTCCTTGGAACACAATTAGATACATATTTTAACGATGATTGATTACTTGATTATAGCAATTGTTATTGCAGTGTTTTTTGTTATTGGATGGCTTACTATTTGCCTTATGGTAGAGGGGTTACTTCGAGCCATGTTTAACTACAACCTTAGGCTGGCAGAGAAATGCATGGAAAAAGAGAATTGGAATGCTGCGCAAGTTTACAATGAACGACTAAGCTCAATTTGTAAATGGATGGACAGAGTAGACCGTGTAATGTTCTTATTCTTCTGACATGCTGATACTTAAAATGGCAGCAGCTCAGTACATAATAGCAATACTTCTTGTAGTAGCATTAAACTGGTATTTCTCTCGATGATATATTTCATATCCCCTCAAACCACACTCGACGAGCATTCTGATATTGAACGATGTACAGAACAAAACGCATTTGACTACTTAAAGACAAAGCGCACTTTACAAGTTGACACGGAGACTACAGGCCTATCGTTTGTAGACAACACCCTGCTTACTATACAGATAGGCACAGGTGAACACCAATTTGTATTTGACGTTCGACAAAAGCCCGAGCTTCCATTAGTTAAGCTCCTGCTTGAGTCGCGTGCCAGCAAGAAAATTCTGCACAATGTTTCGTTTGACTACAAGTTTCTCAAGAGTTATGGAATAACTCTGGCCAACGTGCACGACACGATGGTTATTGAAAAGGTATTGACTAATGGACAAGATACCGTGTCGGGCTTTTACAGCTTGGCAGGGTTACTAAACCGTTACCTCAATATCCAAATGGATAAGGAGCAGCAGAAGTCATTTGTTGACCACGAAGGTGAGTTTACAGACAAGCAAATTGTATATGCTGCAAAAGACGTTATGTATTTGCATCGGTTACGAGATGTTCAATGGATTAGTGGTAAAGACCAAGGTCTGTTAGAATGCTGCAAACTTGAAAACGCAGCAGTCCTTGCATTCTCTGACATTGAATACAACGGGATGCTTGTAAACGTAAACCGTTGGCTAGAACTTGCCTCACTCAAACTTCAAGAAGCTTACGCTGCAGAGCGAGACTTAAATAAAATCATCTTAGATGACAAGAAGTTCTCAGAGTTTAAATCACATGTGTTTCAAACAGACATATTTGAAACTGAGGAAGTGGCAAGACTCGCCTCTGTAAATATCAATTGGTCGTCTCCTCACCAAACAACCCCCATTCTCCAAAAGCTCCTACCGGGACTGGAGTCTAGCGACACTAAAATCCTACAGGCCAAGCACTTAGACTTGCACCCGTTGATTCCGCTGTTTATAGATTTCAAGGAGAAGTACAAGAAAGCAACTGCTTTTGGCCCTAAGTGGGTCGAAAAGTACGTTGACTCGGATGGTAAGGTGCACACTAACTTTAGCCAGATTATTCGAACGGGACGAGTCAGTTCACGTAACCCGAATATGCAGCAAATACCAGCAGACAATGATTACAGAAACTGTTTTATTGCTCCTAGCGGTTGGTCGTACGTCTCATCCGACTTCTCCTCACAAGAGTTGTGCATTATCGCACATGGTTCACAAGACCCTGTGTGGCTCAATGCACTTGAAGATGGACAAGACCTCCACTCAGTCTGCGCCGACCTCGTGTACGGACAGGAATGGGTAGAGGCTGCTGAGGAAGACTGCGCTTACATGGTGGGCAAGCAGAAATGCGAATGCAAAGGCCACAAGAAACTACGTAATGCAGTCAAAGGAATTAACTTTGGTCTGGCTTACGGCATGGGGCCTCACAAACTTAGCGACACATTAGACATACCTATTGATGAGGCTCAAGAGCTAATTGATAAGTATTTCTCGGTGTTCCCAAGTATACAGAAGTTTCTAAACAAGAATGCAAGGTTTGGCAAAAAGCACGGTTACATCCGTACTATGGAGCCATACAAGCGCATTCGTAAATTCCCACTCTGGGCCGGTAAAGCTACCGAACCTCGTGATATGGGTAGCATCGACCGTATGTCACGCAACACGCCTATCCAAGGCGCTGCTGGTGATATGACGAAAGAAGCTATGGTACGTATTAGACAACTCATTCACGATAAACGTGATGAGATTCAAATGGTAATGGCTGTTCATGACCAGCTAGACTTTGTCGTTCGCGATGACCTTATTGACAAGTGGTCTCCTGTTATTACAGAGCAGATGGAACTTGCCGGTAGGACTATCGTAACGTCAGGTCTACTAAAGTCAGACACCACTACTTGTAAAGTGTGGGAGAAATAATGGCATCCGCAACACGCCGCGCAAAACGCGCTAACAAAAACAACATGGAAAAGGAAATTAACCTCGACGGAGTTATTGAGCAGCTTTCTGCTGCTACAGGTAGCCTCGACCGGTTTGCTCAAGCAGCAACCGAAGGCAGCGAAGACCAAATTCTTAGAGCTCGGTTTACGCAAGCCATTGTATTAGCAGGAACTTCACTTGAAATTCTTGGCAGTTTGTCAGCGCAAGCTAAGGCTGCCGCCGCTGCGCAAACATCTAACCCTGAAACCCCTGAAGAAAATGTCTAAAGTTGGTATCTTTTGTACAGGTCAGGCTCCTACATACGTCCATGAGGGTGACGCGGGTGCTGACATCACTGCAGACGAAACGGTAACAATCCGGCAGGGCGAGCGTCAGCTTGTCCGTACTGGTGTCCGTATTGCTTTGCCTGACAGCGTTGTTGCTATGGTCTGCTCGCGTAGCGGACTCGCACACAAAAGCGGGCTTATCGTGACTAACGCGCCGGGCATTATCGACAGCGGATACCGTGGTGAAATCATGGTCAACTTGCTTAACACGGGCAAGAAAGACTTCGTGGTAGAACCCGGTATGCGTATCGCACAAGTTGTACTCACTCCTTTTATCAAAGCGCAATTCCTGCCAGTGGAGCAAGAGTTCTTTGACGGAATGGAGGACAGCCAGCGAGGTTCTAACGGGCACGGCAGTTCAGGCCTTTAATGATTGTAGCTGTGGAGATGCAAGGACTTAACGACACCCGCCCTTTTATGCTGACGTGGAACCATGGGGACAAGAGCCATTCGCTTGACATCCCCAAGAACATCCACAAAGCAGACTTAGAGGCCGGATGGAATGTGGGAGATTTTCATATTAAGCTGACCCCCTACATGGCTGAAGACCCCAGCAATGACGATGGTAATGGAGAACACCGTTACTGGATGGTTTCTATAATCAACATTGCAGGTGAGACGCCCGTGACATTGGCCTCTGGCTCAGTATCATGGGGCGAGTTCTTCGTGATGGAAGGGTTAACCAAGGACGACTTTGTTCTTACTAACAAAAACATAAATGCCTAATGACGCTATGGGAATCGTAAAACGGTTCAACGCTATCATAAAACGCAACATAGGTAACAAGCAACACTTGTCAGTTACGCTAAGTCAACTTTACGTACTGAACGAGGACGTAGAGAACCTATTTCATAAAAACGAACTCAATGATTAAAAAACAAACCCAATGACTAAAAGAGACAGATGGGAAATGGAAGAACGTGATTTTATCATGTCCGCCGTAGTGACAAAAGTCTACTGCATTGATGTGATTGTCAAAGCATCCAGTACTGAAGCAGCTCGAGCTAAATTTGCTGAGATGCACGCAGAAGTTGCAATCGATTGCTCAGACGACAAGCTGGAAGAGACAATTGTAGAAGAGGAGGGTTGCTACGACCCGCTTAGCGCGTTGGATGATTGACGAAAAGCGTCTATCTAGGCAGAAAGGCATCTTACGAAACTGGGCAAGCAATGGGTGTAGAGGTACACTCGAAGCTTGTACCGGTTTCGGTAAGACCTATACTGCTATACTTGCTATCGAGGCGCTCAATAAACAGCAGCCCGGTAACAAGACGCTTGTAATTGTACCTACTATACACCTCAAAGCACAGTGGACTGAGCAGGTAGAGCATCTTGACGAGGTGACTGTGCTAGTTGTTAACACGGCTATTAAGTACGCGCACGACGTCAACTTGCTTATCTTAGACGAGATTCATAACTACGCAACTAATGTCTTTGGCGCTGTCTTCGAACGCGTCACCTACAAAAAGATATTGGGTCTCACAGCGACAGTCTCCCGACAAGACGGGAATGACTATCTTCTTCGCCAAAAGGCACCCATCATTGACACAGTCAAGTTGGAGGAAGCGCTGAGTGCAGGATACGTCAGCCCATTTCGGGTATTGAACGTACCCGTGTATCTAAATGACCACGACCGAGAAGAGTACCAAAAGCTAAGTAAGAATTTCTCTTACTATTTTAGCAAGTTTGGTAACGATTTCGGGCAAGCTATGAACTGCCTCAAATCAGAGCAAGCGTGCGAGAACTTTGCACGTCGTTCTGTAGATGATGCAGACCAGATTCGTATCAACGCTATCAACTTCAATCGCAACATGGCGAAAAGGAAGAAGATGTTGTACATGAATCAGTCTAAAGTAGACAGTGTGTATAGGTTATGCACTGAGATACAACGCAAGACGATTACATTCAGCGAGTCTGTTGACTTTGCTGAAGCAATAACTGCTCAACTACCCCTCGAATCCGTATCCTACTCTAGCAAGATGCCCGCTAAAAAGCGACGCAATGCGCTAGAGCAGTTCAACAACGGCACCGCACGCATCATTAACACGGCGCGAGCATTAGACGAGGGGTTTGATGTACCGGGTGTAGAACTCGCTATCATTTCTAGTGGTAGCAGTTCCCCCAGACAAGACGTACAACGTACAGGCCGGGCCATTCGATTCGTCGAGGGCAAGGTCGGATACATTGTAAACCTGTATATGCCTGATACTCAGGACGAGAAGTGGATGAAGAAGAGGCAGAAGAACTCGACCAATATTCAGCATGTACAGTCACTCGACCAAGCCATCTATATTATGGGTGGTAATATAGACTTATCACACTTAGACATAACACTATGATTAGATATTGTATGAACTACTTCCTTAACACTCAGCAGGTTCTTTTGCTTAATGCTTTGCACCAAGGAGATAGGGAGGTAATTGCAGACGCATACAAGTCAGATGTCTTTCAGTCCTCAACAATGGACTTGCGTGATTTAATCAGTCGCAAGTTTATCAAGCTTATTGATAATACAAAAGACCCGTCTTTAATGAATGTTGAGATTACTAACCAAACTCGTAAGATGTTTGGGGACGAGGCTTCTTGCGACTACTTTGATGAGTTTGTGGATACTTACCCACGTTACCTGTGGATAGATGGCAAGCGTGTGGCAGCGCTTAACGCTGATATGGACGAACTTCGCGAGAAGTACGATAAGCTTGTCAGTAAGAAAGGCATGCATACTCGTATTATGACGGCTCTTGAGTGGGCCACCAATAATCACGAGATTCATATGGGCATCAAGCTCTGGTTGTCTTCGAAGCAATGGGTTGCTATTGAGGAGATTATGAATGACTCGACTGGTAAAACATTACCCAGTGCAAGACTTCTATAATCTTCCTATACAGACAAGCAAGCTAGCTGCAACTACAGCACACGATGACATCAAAGATGCTCGTCAAGGTAACAGAGTTGTCTTAGCCTCTAGGTGGGACAAACTTAATTACATGCTGCTCGGGGGTTTCCAGTTTGGACAGACTTACATGTTGTGCGGTGCGTCAGGGCACGGCAAATCCTACATGCTGAACATGCTGCTTCGAGACTTTACCAATCCTACTCTCCAGAAAGACGTATCAAAAACGCGCATCTTGCACTTCTCGTTTGAGATGTCAGCTGCTGCAGAAATGACACGTCGAATCTCCACTCTCACTGGCATTAGCTATCGTAAGTTAATGTCTGCTGATAAGCCCCTGTCAGGCAAGGAGTACGAGATGGTAAAGTCAGCATCGTCACGACTGACCGACGAGCCTATCTACTTTGTAGAAACACCGGGTAATCGTCAACAGATACGTGACACTATTGATAGAATGAAACAGAGGTACCCAGATGACGACCTCGTTGTTACTCTTGACCATACTCTGCTAGCGCAGTCTATGCCGGGAGAGAACGAGATTCAAACGTTAGCTGAGCTTGGTAAGATGTTTATTGATATCCGTAAGGAATTTAATTCACTTAACATCTTGCTATCACAGCTTAACGATAAGATTGAGTCATCATCTAGGCGTGACCCTAGCGTACCTTCGCTTCATTTTCCTACTAAGACAGACATTCACGGTAGCAAACAGCTGTACCATGCAGCCGATGTTTGCCTCGTGATGCATCAACCTGCCCTACTCGGGTTAGAAGTGTACGGGCCAGACCGCGTGCCAACGATGACAGAAGACGAGAAGAATCTTATTGCTCTTCACGTACTAAAGAATCGACACGGCACACAAGGTTACACTCGTATGATTTCTAACTTAGAAAACGGCAGGATAGACCCGTGGTCTGATGGGTACAGGGCAGACGTGCCTCCCGATGGACCACTTTTTAATATTCAGTAAAGCATGCAACTACCAACTGAACGGACTCCGGCTACCCGTAAATCGCCGCGACTGTTGACCCTATTCGGTCAAAGCAAGGTCGGTAAAACCACGACTCTTGCAACCCTCGACAACTGCCTAATCATCGACACCGAGCAGGGTACCGACATGGTTGAAGCCATGAAGATACAAACCAACTCGTTGCAAGATGTGATGGGAGTTCTCAAAGCTCTCCGTGAGAAAGAAGAGAAGTACGACTACATCGCGCTCGACACCATTGACAACATCGTCAATTGGATGGAAGAGTTTGTTTGTAAGTCCGAGGGAGTAAAAACCATTGGCGACCTTGACTTCGGTAAGGGCTACGCTATGGTACGTGACAACGTGATGAAGATTCTTACCCAACTTAAGCCTTTGGCTAGCAAGGGTGTTATCCTCATCGGTCACCGTAAGAAGACTCTGATTGCTAACGAGACAGATATCAAGGTTAACACCTCGTCTCTTGACCTCAGCGGCAAACTGAAGAACTTTATTATGGCTGATAGCGATGCTATTGGTTATGTCTTCCGTGATGGCGAGGGTAACCTCAAGGTCAGCTTCATGGCAGATGATGAGACAGAGGCCGGCGCACGCTGCCCTCACCTTCGCGGACAAGTCATCGACTTCGACATGTCCGAGATTTACATTGACTAATCCAACACTACAGATGTACAACATCGACAATCAAGTTGAGACTCCAAAGTCTAACGCCCCAATGCCTGCTGGCATCAATCAAAACGTTCGTTTGCTCGGAGTATTCTTCGAAGCTTTGCGTCAAGATGGAACCGGAGGGAATGTGTTGAAGTTTAACTTTGAAGACGCGTCAGGTCGTCGTTTCCGTCATACCGAATTTGAGGTAGACGTAGAACGTCAGCGTATGCAGGCCAAGCAGTGGGGTAAAGACCCTGAAAAGCAGGTTCGTAACGCACTGATGGGTCTTAGCGGACGCATCAAACACATCCTATCCTGTTACTTGCCCGCCGATAAGGTGGTCATTAGTGGTAACACTTGGGACGAGTTTGGCGGCAACGTTGTGACTTTGCTCGGCGAAGCTTTTAAAGGGGTTGACGTACGAGTCAAACTCATCCTCAATAACAAGGACTACTGCATGTTCCCTAAGCAAGCATTCCGTCCTTTTATTCAGCGTATGGACACTCCAGACACGCTGGCAATTGAGGAAAAGTACGAGCGTATTGAGCCTAAAAGCTCTGCTGGTACAGCACCGGGAGGGCTCGACGCTCTGCTGACAGACGTAACTCCAGAAACGGGAGCAAGCAATGATGGCCCCGCACCGTGGGACGAGATTGCTGCTAACCCACCAGTTGGTCACCCTCTTAGCCCTGCAGATGCAGCGGATAAAGCGGGGCAACCTCTTGGGGGAGGAGACGAAGACCTCGTATTCTAAAAATGAATCGGCGTTATCGTATGCTAAAAAGATGGTACATTCGGCACAGACTTCCTTCTCATAAAGAGTGGGCAATGTTGGGCTTAATGTCAGGTGGATGGGCTATGTTCTTGTACCTGCTGTACCTACTTGTTAATTAATATAAAGGGGGGTGGCTTTGGCTGCCCCCCAATATATCATGTATAGTATACTTCCAACCATTAATCGTGATTGGATTCTTTCAAAAGTTTCTCAAGAAGAAATTATGGTACGCTACGTAGGGGTAGCTATCAAGATTAATGAGAAGTTTAAGAGTCCTTTCCGCGAAGATAACAGCCCGTCCTGTGTGTACTATTACAACAAAGCGGGCAAGTTGTTATACCGTGACTTTGGTAAAGACCGTTCTATGGACTGTTTCGAAGTTGCGTGCAAGGTTCATCGCTGCACTTTTTCTGACGTGCTTAAGCATATATCTGACGAGTTCAGTTTGCTTACTGTGCCTCGTAAACCTCAGGTTGACGCGTCACTTGAGTTAGAAAAAGAAATGGCTAATGAGCCTACTAATATCACCATAGAGCCATACACCCTCAACGGCTCATGGGATATGGATGACGCTGGTCAGAAGTTCTGGCACAAGTATGGCGTTACTCCTACGACACTTAAAAAATACAAGGTGTTTCAGTTAAACCAAGCGTGGTGTAACGACAAGCCTATTTATAGGTACGTCGCAACAAGCCCCGGCTTTGCCTATTGGTTTGGTGATAACAATTACAAATTGTATTTCCCGTTTAAAGACAAGGTACGTTTTATATGTAACACCGATAATGTTCAAGGCACGCAGCAGCTGCCTGAAACAGGTGACAACCTTATCATAACAAAATCTCTTAAAGATGTTATGGTATTTAGCGAGTATGGTATACCTGCAATTGCTCCGCAGTCAGAGGTACACCCGCTCACTGAAGAATACGTAGCCGAGTTGAAACAACGTTTTAGCAAGATTACACTTGTCTACGACTTTGATTATACGGGTGTTAAAAACACGAACAAGATGCGTAAGCAATTTAACATAGACTATGCCTTCGTTAGCGGAGCAAAGGACTTGTCAGATTTGCAAGCTGCGTCTCCGTATCACGCCCAGCAATGGGTTCAACAATTTATAAATGGCTGATGCACAACAAATCTGGCTCGTCCAAGTCTTCGACACGCAGGACAGCACCGTCCAAGCGCAGGGGTTCCGCTCACAACAAGGGGCAACTGCCTGTATTAAAGACATCAAGCAACAGCTCGACGAACAAGGAGGGTACGAGTTCTCAAAAGCGAGTGAAGAACAGTTTGCAATCAACGCAACCTGTGAAGAAACTGGCCGTACTATCCAAATTGACTGCTTTGAAGTCTGGATTAACGATTGAGATACCTGAATACATTACTCATGTAGAGCTAAGCAAGACTCGTAAGGCAAGGTACTACTGTAAAGGACAGAAGTTGCCAAAGAAGTATGCTAAGTTTAAGAAGTATGACCTCAAAGGACGCCTACTTGGAGAAGATGGCGCCCCTATCATAGCTAATGCTGGTGTGGTAAACAAGCCTCGAGAATTAAAAATCAACGGACAATCTTTGTACTCGGGTAATATGAACCCAATGGTACGTAGTAAGGTTGTAAATGTGATTAAGGAGTTCTTCGACCCGTTTACCAACGTAGAACCGGTGCCATTCCCAGTACGAATTGAAGCGGACTTATACTGTCCGTTAGCTTCAAAGAATTGGGACTTGGATAACCAGTGGATTTACCATAAGTGTTTCCTTGATTCACTAGTGCGGAACGGTGTACTGCCTGACGACAACGTTATGTTCGTCACGCAAGCACCCGGCTTCCGTTACTTTCCTGTAGACCACAGGGAAGACCGTAAACTGGTATACCGACTTATTCCTGAAGATAGGCCGGAGATACTAAACCACGGAGCGTACATCTCTTTTCACTCCGAAACATCTTCAGACGAGAGTTTGAACTTTTAACCGCTCATAGACTGCAACATTTGCAAGAGAGCAACTCAACATACAGAACATGAAGTTTAAGAATTCATCCGCCGAGTACCAATCAACGATTAAGGTAGGCAAAAAGATGGGCTTTGCCCCAGAAGCAGAGTCTTTCCTGATGGACATGATGTCCGACGGCTTGTACTCTGACAAGTTTGGAAGCATTGTCCGGGAGATTGCCAGCAACTGTGTAGACGCTAACGTCGAAGCAGGCAGCACAGAACCTGTAAGCATTTCTATCACGGCACCTAGCAGCTTCACCAACACTGGTGAGATTGTGTTCCAAGATAGCGGTGTAGGTATCTGCCCTGAACGTATTGAAGACATCTTCACATTGTACTTCGCGTCTACTAAGCGCGACGGTAACGATATGATTGGTGGCTTTGGTATTGGCGCTAAGTCACCATTTGCATACACGGACGTGTTCCGCGTAGAGACATGGTGCAACGGTAACAAGTACACGTATCTCTTGGAGAAGCGTGGACAGGACCGTACTTGCACACTCCTTGACACAGCTGTCGAGGAAGGTAAGGGTACAAAGATTCGTATCCCAGTTAAGAATAAGTGGGACTATGATAAGTTTGTTGATGCGATTAATGAGCAGACGTTGCTCATGCGGCCTTTGGCAGTAACACTTAGCGACAACAAGGAATACGAGTCTACCGAGGTGTTTGAATTCGAGAACTTCTTTGTTGCTCGTGACCGACGGGGTGGCCTTGTTAATGGCAAGGTTGCTCTGGGTAATGTTGTATATCCTGTAGAGCTTGACGCCTCTGGCTCTTACTTGTCGAAGTGTACCGTTATCCCGAAGCTTGAGATTGGTTCTTGTATGCCTACCATGAGTCGTGAGTCTATCCAGATGACCGACGATACTAAGGCTTACATCCAGAAGCGATACCAAGACGCGTTTGCAGAGTTGCAGGTTATGGCCGACGGACAACGAACTACTACTGATAGTATCTTGGAGTTTGTTAAGAACGACAGCAAGTTCATGTTGACCCTTGACGGCACTGACGTTGAGATGGACTTGCGGTTCGGCGGGTACGGGCAGTCCGGTTATGTCAAGAAAGAGACCGTAACTCTTGAAGGATTCGAGGGTGTTGACCGTCACATGGTGCGTGCTTACGCGCAATCTGTGTGCAAGGTTACTGCTCAGTACAACAAGAAGTACAACGGCAGTGGAATGGTATGGCGCACCGCTAAGACTAGCGACATCATGCGTTACACTCAATTCATTACGGGCAACACGGCACGTAACTGGAATGACGAGCGTCCGCTGTTCATTCGCTGGAAAGCTGAGGACAAGTTGACGCCTGCTGACAAAGAGGTCATGGAGGAGATGCTTAAAGAGGAGACAGACTACACGTCTATCCACCTCATCGAGCGTAACAACGAGGTCGCTGTTGGCGGGTTCATTACCATCGCGAACTACAATGAGCCTGTACCTCTTGAAGGTGCAGAAGCTATTCGTGAGTCACTGTGGAACAAGTTCGGCAAGAAGATTCTTAAGGAACTGATGAACCGCACTGACAAGTTCGAGGATTGGCAAGCTAGCCCTGAGTATATTGCTCAGCGCAAAGAGACCCTGAAAGCACTGCGTTCTAAGACTACAAAGGTAGACCGCTCTAAGACTCAATACCGTTTGCGCGGAATTGGTAGGAAGGGTGTGTATGACTATGAGTTAAAGAATTTGCAGCGTATGGTCGGTGGTGCCGTACTTTACATGACAAGCAAAGAGGTTAACGCGCTTAAGGAGACCCACAAGGAATCTGATTGCCGTTGGCAGGAGTTTTCCGATTGGGTTCACCAGACCTTCGAGTTACCAGCCAACATTTCCTTCTTTGCAGTTAGCGAGAAATCTGCTAAAGAGTTCAAAGAGATGGGTATGTTTACGGACTACGTCTCTTGGGCTAGCAAGCAAGAAGCTCGCGGTAACTCCGACATCCATCACTTACGTGCCTTCGTAGAGAAGTTCAGGTCTCAGCCTGTTTCTCACTTCTTGGAAGCGTACTGCCAAGCTGACGAGTCTTTTGCTAAAGCCTATGACCAAGTCCTAAAGCTTGACCGAATTGCTAAGAAGCGTGGTGTGACGAACACTGCAGTCTGCCCTAACGACAAGACTACGTTTAGCTACATGAACTACACTGTATCTATTGCACCTATTGTCAAGGCTATGAACTTGTACAATAAGCGCGGAGAAGGTGACTTCTTGACTGAAGCCATCTGCAGCATGCGTTCATACGGAGGAGGCTACAAGAGTAAGTGTAAGCAAGCGTTCGCACTTCTTATGCCTAATCGACAGAAGTAATATCTCGGGGGCCGGTAATATCGCCGGTCCCCACAACACAACACACTATGAGTAACTCAACAATTCACGCCGTACGTCACGGCTCACAGGTTCACGTTATCGTGGACACCGACATGTACCAACGCAACTTTAAAGAGCAGGATTCTGCTGTTGCATTGTACAACCAAGCACTGACTGCACGTGCTAACCCGACAAGCGTCA